CAGCTATGATCTCCCTGTCGAACCTTAGTGATGATCGTATGCGTCACGCTAAGTCAGGACAATGGTGGGAGACAGCACCGCACAGAGCATTGGCTAACAACTCTGTATCATACACAGAGAAGCCAGACATAGAAACATTCATGCGTGAGTGGACAGCATTAGTAGAAAGTAAATCAGGAGAGAGGGGAATATTTAATCGTGAAGCATCTAAAGCACAGGCTGCTAAGTATGGTAGGCGTGATCCTGACTGGCAGTTTGGAACTAATCCGTGCAGTGAAATCATACTTAGACCCTACCAATTCTGCAACCTTACGGAAGTTGTTGTTCGTGCCACTGATACGGTTAAAGACTTGGAGCGTAAAGTCAAACTCGCCACAATACTTGGCACAATCCAAAGCTCGTACACAAAGTTTCCTTACTTGCGTAAAGTGTGGCAACGTAATACAGAAGAAGAGAGATTGCTTGGTGTGTCGCTAACAGGTATCATGGACAACCCATTGATGACCTCAGTCAACGCTAACTTGGAGAAACTATTAAATGACTTACGAATTGTCGCTGTGGGGATTAACGATGAATACGCTTCTCTGCTTGATATACCTCAGTCTGCTGCTATTACCTGCGTCAAACCTTCGGGTACTGTCTCGCAGTTGGTGGACAGTGCCAGTGGTATACATGCTCGTCACTCTCCATATTACATTCGTACTGTACGAGGTGATAATAAAGATCCCCTTACACAGTTTATGATTGACAATGGTGTACCTAATGAGCCATGTGTGTTTAAGAGCGACAGTACAACTGTGTTTAGCTTTCCTGTAAAAGCACCAGAGAGAGCAACGACACGCAACGACATGACTGCTATTGAACAGCTAGAGACTTGGCTTACTTACCAACGCCATTGGTGTGAGCATAAGCCCTCAGTTACAATATCAGTACGTGATGATGAATGGCTTGAGGTAGGAGCCTTTGTCTATAAACACTTTGATGAAATGTCAGGTGTATCTTTCCTACCACACTCAGACCATACCTATCAGCAAGCTCCATATCAAGATTGCACCAAGGAAGAGTACAAAGAATTACTCAAGACCATGCCGAAAAAGATTGACTGGACTAAGCTTTCAGAGTATGAACAAGAAGACAACACGAAGTCGAGTCAAACATTTGCTTGCTCTGGTGACGTGTGTGAAGTAGTAGATATAACATAAGGAATAAAATATGGAAGTAGTAGCAACAGCAATAATAGTTTTCTTTGCGACATTCAGTGTAACAGAGAAGTATCTTGAACCGTGGGTCAACGATAAAGTTGATCAATATTATCAAGCAAAGGAGTAGTGTATGGCTTGGGTATTAGTAGCACTCTTTATATTTGATGGAGAGCCATTGATTATGAGCGACAATATTTTATACCAAAGTAGAGAAAAATGTAATGTGGCTGTAGCTGCACGTAGCAATTACTTAGAGGCTACTAGACCTGAGTCTATGTGGGAAGCAGACTATTGGGTATGGTGTACTCAAGTACCAAAGGAAGTATAAAAATGCAAAAAAGAAAAGTAGGACAACAAAGAACAGGTATTAATCCAAAAACAGGAAAGAAATATTACTACAAAGATAACCCAAAAAGAATACGTGAAAGGATGAAGAAGTGGAGTCCAATACATAACGCTCTTCAGATGTATGTGAATGGTAAATATATACCACGAGCGCATCCATTACATAAACCTGGACGATACAAAAGTTTTAATGATGCGGCCTTTGCTTCTCTACAAAAAGGAGGAGAAATAAAAGAAGGATATGTCTACGCTATTACTAATCCTGCTTGGCCTGAGTGGGTTAAGATAGGCATGGCTGTAGATGCTGATGATAGATGTCTTGGTTATCAAACTGGTAGTCCTTTAAGAGACTACAAAGTAGAGCATATAGTATCGACTAACAACAAACGTAAGTCAGAATCAGAAGCACATAAAGTTGCTACTAAAGTGGCAAAAGAAAAAAGGGGGGAGTGGTTTAATTTAAATATAGAGCAGGTTAAGAGTATATTAAATGAAATAACAGTGGACTTTAAAGAGACAGGATAATGAAATTAGAGCGTGAAGCTACAAACTATATGGAGGCAAAGCGTGAGCAATTTAAAAGAGACTTAAATAATACTATAAGAATAGTAGATAAGTTTCTACTAGATAATCTTGAGGATAATCCTGAACGCAAGCAAGCTAGAGATAAACTTCTTGAGTGTAAGATGTGGGCAGGACAAAGCTATACAAAATGAAAGGGCCGCTTTGTGCGGCCCCTCTCTTATATACTCCCTACTTCTTTTTGTATTCCATCTACATAGTCTGCATAAGTCATAAACATTTCTAGTTCTTTGTAATTTAGATCTTCTATAGTACCTGTTATACCCATCTGATCTTTCATTAACTTTAAGGCTTCTCTTGTAGTTTCTTTGCTATACCTTTGTGTAGCCTTTGCTGCTCTACGTAATATCATATTATTAGAGCCGCCATAGCCACTCTCCATTCTCTTTCTTACTATCTTTTTAACTTCAGATAATCTTTTCTTTAACATACCACGCTTTCCTGCTAGGTTTGCTTTCTCAAACGCAGGATCATTTAATAAATCTTGAGTATATACCTCTAAGAAGGGGGCAATCATTCCATTAAAAGCTTTATCATAAGCAGGTATCTTAGTTCTTTCGTTAGCTCTCCAAGGATGCATCTCTGCCATAGAGTATGCTTTTTCTGTAGCTGTTCTTCCAGGTTTTATTGTTAAACCAAAGATACGTGCAAAAGGATTAGCATCATATATCTCACCTGATCTAGTAGCTACTTCTAATTCCTCACCTGTTATGGCATCAGTCTTATCTATGAAAGCCTCTATGATATTGTCTACATACTTTGTAGCAGACTGAGTGAATACGTTTACACCTTCTGCTTGACGTACATCTTTAGCTGTGTCTGTACCCATAGCAAAACCTACAGCTTTGTTGAGTGCATCTAGAGGACGTGTAAAACCTGAGATAAAGTTACCACCCACTTTGTAGAAACCATCTACACTTGCTTCCCTTGCACCATCATCAACATTAGTAATAACATCTAGTAGATTGTTTATGTCGTTAGCAAACTGTGCGTCACGTGCAAGCTGACCCACGACTAGCTGTGTGCCTAGCTCTTGCTGTAGCTCTGGTGGTACTTGCTCACCATTTCTTCTTAGGTTTAGTACTCTACCTGCAGCTAACCATAGAGAGAAAGGGAACGTGTTCTTAGCATCTATGATAGTTCCACCGCCCACATCTACCTCATATACACCTAGACCTTTATCTCTTCTCTCATTGTCATAGTCCATAGATAAACGTAAAGCAGTACTACCTACAACCATACGAGCAAAAGCATCCCTATCTGTCACTTCTGGTTCTTTCTTTACCAGATTTCTACCAAACTTAATAAACTGTTGAGGTGCTGCTAGTGGTGACCATTGGTATGCTGTAGCTACAACGTTGTTGAAGAACCTACCAAACGGTAGAAGTGTACCCAAACCTGGAGTGTTAGAAAATGTCTCAGCAAACTTAGCTGCTGATCTTAGTAACTCAGGCTGCTCCGCTGTTGTGTAGTCCTTTGCAAATACAGACTTGAGTGTACCATCCAACGCACCCTGAATTATTTCTTCATCAATAAAGTCATCTCCTTTATTAAATGCTTCCTTGAGGGTAACTCCTTTGTTTACTCTAAGGTACTTATCCATCTCAGTCATAAACATCTGAGACTTAGTGAAGCTGTCCTGTATACGCACACCTGTTACCTGACTTGCTGCTGTAGCGAATGCTTCTAAATTCTTAAACAATTTACTGTCAGGGTCTATGTTGTATCTTTCTGCTGTAGCCTCGACACCACCAGCCATAGTTTCAAACAAAGTCTTACGTGCCTCTTCGTTATTATCCAAGAACCTCAAATATGCATCATGTGTAGTGTAAGGATCTAACAAGTTACGCATCTTCTGTGCCTGTATAGCAGTCAATGCACGTGCCTGTCTCATAGTTTCTCTAGCTGCAGCAGGACTATACGACATCTGTGCCATAGCTTTCATACCCAGCATACCAGAGTTAAAGAAGTCAACCATAGTTTGACCTACGTAGTACTGAGAGAAACCAGCTACGTTAATTGCTGTAGTAGCAGGGGATGAAACAAGTAAACGTTTCCACACAGACTGTCCATACTTTAGTGGCTCTGATTTCTTGAGTATTTCTACTTGGCCTAAAGCTTCTTCCATCTCTTCTTCAATAGACTTTTTATTCTTACCACCAGCAGCAACAATACCTGTGTTTACTAATCGTTTTGCATGAGAGAATACAGCTAGTGACTTACCTGCTTCACTTGCTTCTTTAGCTATCAAGTCTCTGAGGTTAAGTTTACCATCCTGAGTAAGCTCTCCTAATTGTATATCTGTGTACTTACCCATAGCTTTGTTTATTTCAACAAGATCTTCATCAGGTATAAATCTAGCTACGTTAGATATTAGGTCAGCTACTTTCTTTTTGCTGTGTATTCTTTCACCCTTATCATGTAGTAATTTAGCTAGGCCACTCTTGCCATCCTGTCCAAGCACTATAGTTTTTACTAAGTCTGCTGGCATATTGGCAGGGTTTAATTCTTTACCACGCTCTACCTTTTCATTCCAAGATAGTATGTCTTCTTTCATTTTCTTGGCTACAGCTTTAGAATCTTTCTTGCTTAACTTAGCTGTGTTGTTCTCTATAACAGTATTAGCTATACCCTCTAGTGTTTCTCCTGTGTCTTCAAACCCTGAAGCCCCACGAAACTTACCAAAGCCTAGCTGTGCTGCTCCTGCTACGCCACCTAGAAGTGAGGAGAAAGCTGTTTGAGTTTTACTAAACTCTTCCTGTGCGCCAGCTTCTATGTATGTCTGCTGTGCTAAAACATCTTGCAACATAGAAGCACCTGCATCTATTGCTGTTGTTTGTTTTACTGCTCTCTTACCTGATATATCGAACAGTTCTGATTGCTTCTGTCGCATTGCATTTCTTGCTAAAGATCTTCGCCCCTCTTTTTGTACCTCATTGGCTACACTATCTGCTACTGCATCTGCGTTCTTCTTTGATACACCAGACTTGATAGCTCTCTGTGCAGCTTGCGCTCCTGCTCTTACTGCTGCCTCTGAAGCTGCAGTTTTAGTAGCACCATCCCTTAATGCAGTTTTACCTGCCTCACGAACAGCAGCCCTTACCATTTGCTTACCTGTCAGAGACACACCACCTGAAATCGCACGTCCAATACCACCTGTAGCTATACCTATATAGTTAGTAGGGTCTTTAGCAGCAGCAAAAATGTAATCCTTTATACCATCAACAGCACCCATAGCTCCATCATTTTGAAAGACGTTACCTAGTTGATCATATAACTCATAAGCTTGCCTAGCAGTTTCTTTCATTTTATCGTCTGCTTTATTTATCCACCTTAGTTCACCTGTAGTACTAACAGTGTTGGCATTGAAGTATCGCAAGTGCTGTACATAGTCATCAACCATTTCATCAGGATCTTTATCCCTATAGTCAACTCCTTTACGTCCTATCATATAGTTACGTATCTTGTTTAGGTTTTCGTACTTCTTTAGATCATCCTTCTTTAAAGGATTGTTATCATCAAAATAATCCATGCTGATTATAAACCTTTTGGTATGCCGTTAACGTCATGGGTTTTTCCGTATGTAATATCCCACCATTCAGCCTCAGTAACTTTTCTTTTAATACTAGGCATTCTTACTCCAAACTGATTTCTAGCTACTACTTCTCTTGTCTTTTCTCCACCTGCAGGAGGTTTTGGTGGTGCAATAATAACCTTTCCTGTTTCAGGATTTACCTTACCTTCATACTTTCTATCCCATTCTCCCTTGCCACTCAGACCACGTTTACTCTTTCTTTTTGGGAAAGTTTTAGCAAGTAACGCTTCTTTTTGAGCTTCTGTATTGGGCGCTTCCGCTTCGGAACTTTCTTGGAACTGACTGTCTTCGATTCTGTCTGCTGGTTTAGATCTTCGTTCAAACTCTTCCATTCCAAGTTGTATTGATTGTTCTTCTTGCGTTGGGACAATAGGTTCTCCTTCTGATTGTTCATCATCGTCATCTTTAAATATAGATCTTTGCTCTGCTAGAAAATCTTTTCCTAATATCTTTTCAACTAAATCTGTAGAAACTTTACTATCAAAGAAACCTCCTCTACCATATTTACCAATAGCTCCTATTACTAGCGGAGTTACAGCATCTTTTGCCACCCTTCTTCTGGCTTCTCTTTCTACTTGTGCTAGGATTTCTGGAGAAAGTTCTTTACCGTCTGCTGCGTCAATGGCTGCATTCTTTGCAATTTGTACTATATCATCTGCTGCTCTGTTACCTGCTTGAGAAGTAGCTGCTGCATCAGTAAAGTCTTTTATAAACTCACTCGTGTCTTCAGGTCCATAAAACTCTACATCAAGTAAAGACATACCTAGCTCTGGAAATATAGACGTGTACTCAGACTGTGCTGCTAGATCGTTTATATCTGCTATACTCAAGTCACCCATATACTGTTCTTGTCTTAGTCTATTCCTAGCTTTCTTCATATCGTTTACACGGAATAGATTTCCTAAACTAAAGCTACTACCTGTGTCTTCCATTTGGGAAGCACTAGCAGGATCAACACCATATGTTCTATTAGCAAACTCTTGTAAGCTGTAGTCTACATAGCTGTCATTAATCTTAGGCATTGTACTAGGTAGGTTTATCAAACCTTCGATATCATCATTACTTAAAGTTCTTACGCCTCTTTCATTAGCCGCTTCTTTTAGTTGATTATAAAAATCTTCAATGCCTCTATATCCAGATGACATAGCAGCCTCTACCTGATAACGTTTAGCTCCTAAACCCATAGCTTGGTTTGCTAAAGTGTAGGCATTGTTGGCGTTTTTCATTCTTGATCTAAACAAAGGAGCGTTACGTGCAGCCATTTCTCTTCTGCGCTCTTCGTAGTCTTCCGCTTTCTTTTGTCTTTCATCAATGCCCTCGCCTAGACCATCTAGGAAGCTAGACCCGAATGATTGTAAAAATGACATAGCTCTACCCTTTCGCCATTAAGCCCATAGGCTTTTCTTCTGGTGTCTCTTCTTCCTCTGGCTGATCTTCAACCAACTCACTTAACAATTCTTTTCCTGGATCTTTCATATCAACGTTTCCGTTTAACATTTGTCCAGCTACCACTTTAAAGCGATCTAACTCTTTCTGATCCGCTTCTTTTTCGTAGTCTATACTGTCGTCTTTAGACTCTATACCCATAGCTTCCAAAGCTTTCTTAATAAACTGGTGTATTACAGGTGCTACCAGCATACCTGAGTCTACGCTGTGTATCCCTCTCATGTTGCCAGAAGTTATAAGGCTCTGTACCACAGGCTGTATAGATATTCCTGCTTGCATCAAAGCGCCAATATCATCCATAGTATCATCGTTAGCCAATCTCTTTACATAGTATGCAGTAATTTCTCCCAAGTCAGACATTTCTGCAGGGTTCTCCCAAGGATTGTTCTTAGGTTCGCCTGTTAAAGACTGCCCTGGAATGGGCCTATCAAATTTAGATATTTCTATTTCCATTGTGCTTTCCTATTTAGTGAATCCTGCACCAAAGTATAAGCCTACTATAGCAGATACTATGTGCGTGTCTAGTGGTGTGATAACGAAACCTCGTGCAGCTTGCCATTGCACTGTACCGTCACCACCAAATAGCCAGTTAAATAAACCGCCATGTACTTCTGTGTAACCTACGATAACACTTACGTCAGGATACCATACAGCTACCATCTTTGGCAAGACAATAATAGCAAAGACTGCAGATAAAGCTATGATCCTACGTGTCCATGCAAAGTGTATATCTTTACTACCATGCTCTCTGGCTTCGTTGACTGCACCTATTAAAGCCTTTTGTTGTTCAGCTTTATTCTTAGCATTCTGTCCTATTAAAGACATAACTCCACCTAGTACTGTAGAGAAAAGCATTGTTATTAGTTCTAGTGGTAGTCCAAACATTACCAGTTACCTTCTGCGTCTTTTTCTATTGTTGTCGCAGTACTAGCATATTTGCTAGGCGCACGACTTGTGGTTTCTGTGTGTACTAGATTTCCTGCAACATCATAGTAGTTAAACTTTGTTTTAGTTCCTGTATTGTCTGCAACAATCTTAGTTATTTCTACTCCTCCATGCTCATCACGTGCTGCATTCCAAGCATTTGCTCGTGCTTTAGATACGCCTATAGAAGCGCCTGACCCTGATACTGTAGAGTAGTTTAGCATACCTTCAGCTACAGTATCTAAGTCTTTAGTTTCTTTTGCCATTTCTTTATATAAGGCTTTAGATGTATTATAGTTTGCCCATCTTGTTCCATTATTCCAAGATAATTTAACCATTGCTTTTTTAGCACCGTCAGACAAATCATCATAATCGTCTCCAGCACCAGCAGCTACTACATCTTCAAAAACTTTTAAAACAGCCTTGGTAAAGTCTTTATCTGTAGCATAGTCAGTACGTTTAACAGTTTTGTATTTATCCTTTCCACTAGCATCTTTTCCTACATATATTTTTTTAGTGGCCTTAGATGAGTCTAACTTAGATGCGTCAAAGCTTGAAGATGTATAACCTGTATTACTTGTTACCTTTTCTCCATCATAAGAAAGGTTATCAGCTACCACACCACCCATAAGAGTTATAGCACCTTCTTGTCCTACATGCGCTGTACTACCTTCTTCTTCATTATCAACAAAGTCTGTATATGTACTATCTACTGTAGTAGAAAAAGTTGGTCCACTTGCTGTTCCGAAGCGTAGACTTTCATCTTCAGTATCTATCATTTCTTCTTGTGTCTGTGGGTTATTTACATTAGCTGTATCAGATAGTTTTATTTCTTGGCCTACATCTATTACATCTTTATCTTCTATGTCGTTTAATCTTACAAGCTCTTCAACAGTAGTTCCATTAGCTTGTGCAATCTCAGATAAAGTGTCACCCTTTTTAACTTTGTGCTTTTCTTTCTTTGATCCCAGCCCTTCTGTAAGAACCTGTGGTACTTCGTCATACCCTAGCTCTGGTTCAAATATTCTCTGATCCATAGGTACATTAGACTGATAAAACTGTCTTGCAGGATCATTAGCAGCGTAGAGTTGTGCTATTGTAGCGTTAATAGATTCTGCCATTTTCTTTTGATTACGCTCATCAGCGCCCCTTTGTTTTGTTATCTCATCGTAAGTACCACCAGCAGGTAAGTATGCCATAGGCACTCTGTTTTCAAAGTCTAGTGCAGCATCTATCCTTCTGTTTTGTGCGTTCAAATCAATAGGGTCATCAGACCTAGCTCTAAACGCAGCAGTACTATAGATTTTATCTGGTGTGTATGCTGCTCTTTTTGGTTTCTCAGGTTTGCCTAGACCCATCATTTCTGACACACTATCAAGGGTACTTTTTATTCTCTCTATAGGTGATTGGTCTTTGTCATCATCTGATTTGTCGGGAGATCCTAATCCTTTTTTAATTCCTTTATCTACTTCTGCTTCAGTAGGTAAGGCTATTTCATCATAGGTACTACCACTATCTTTTTGTGTTTCTCTTCTAAAATTATCTTGAATCTTTTTTGCAGCAGTTGTAGTAGGCTTACCACCAAGGCCACCTATACCTGCAGAACCCATTGATTTAGCAGCCTGTTGGTTAGCATTCTTAGGTTTACTCTTAGGTGGAGAGCTATATATACTCCCACGTCCAGCCTCATAATTAAAATATGAATTAGGATTATATGCCATTATAAATCTTTCTTAGTCAAAGGGGTTTATTGCGTCTACAATATCTGGTACAAAAGAATCAATAGCTGAGTTTACTATCTTTGATAATAAGCTACCTGCTGAATCCGCTATCAAGTTACCTGAAGATTCACCATCAGTAGCTTCAATAGTTGCTACAGCAATGGCTTTATCTCTTTCTTTCTGATTCTGTCCTGCTTCCCATGCCCATGCTAATATGTCACGCTCACGTTGTACAGCGTTGTTGTATCCTGTCATGGTTAAATTATTTGATGCTATAGCTGCGTCACGATTAGCTTGATTGACTGCTGCATTCTCTGCTGTGGTAATGTTCTGCGCCCACTGAGCATTAGCCTGTGCAATCACAAGATGGTTCTGTGCGTTGAACTGTTCACGTGCATTGTTCTGTGCTGTGTTAAACTGAGCTAATGCATTTGTTTCACCAGCATTGAAACGTTTTATAGCATTGCTTTGTTCTGCATTAAACTGTGATACCTGTGATCCAAGTGACGCAAAGAACTGATCTGTTTGGTTTTGAGAAGATGCATTAAATTGTCTTGCTGCATTCATGGCAGCAGTGTCACTAAGTATTGAGTTGGCAGTCTCTTGTCCTTTAAACATAGTCATTTGTTGTGTGTTGTCTAAGTTTGCCATGTCCATCTGCAAGAAAGCCTGTGCATTCTGTACTGCTGCTTGTTGTCTGTTATCTAAATTAGCCATATCCATTTGTGTCATGGTAGCTGCATCAGCCATAACTTTAGCTTGTCTGTTTGACAGGTTAGCTAGATCTACTGTCTGAGCCATACGAGCATTCTCTAGTGCGATGGTTTGTTCTGCACTAAAGTTTATGTTTGCTATCTCTGATATACGTGCAGCATTCTTAACTTTAGTTTGAAAGTTTTGATCAAACTCCATGCCCATAAACTTAGCACGTTGTTCTGCTTTCATCATAGCCATTTGTTGTTTGTTAGATGCATCCATCTGTGCAATAGGTAGTGCTGCTTCCATGCTTGCCTGTACAATAGCCATCCCTGCCATACTAGAGGCAGATAGACCACGTGCCGCCATAGCTTGATTAGCTGCTCTCATAGCTCCTGCTGCCCACACAGGTGTTTTACCACCCTGAAAGTCTTGCATTAAACTAGCCATCTCATCTTGTACAAGAGCAGCTTCAGCTTTTGCTAGGGTAGCATCTACCTGTCCTTGATTTACAGCAGATCCGTCTATAAGTTGATCTTGTGTAACCTGTAAAGGGTTAGGAGCTTGTACTGTTTGTGCTTGTCCCAGTTGTGCTGCTTGTAGCTGTAGAGATGCAGCAGTATTAGGGTCCATCTGTGCAGCATTCATTAATGAATCAGCACTTACCTGACCCTGTGCGCCAGTCATACCTGCCAAGGCGTTTTGCATTGTAGTTTGTGATTGTGCTGCTGTCATTGTATTAGCTGGTGTTGTGACAGGGGTAGCTGCTTGTGTTGCTGTTCCTGCTGTAGTTACACCAGCTTGTGTAGCTGTTCCTGCCTGTCCTGTATTCTCAGCTATATTAGCTGCATCGTTATCGTTAGCTTGTACAGCAGCTACAGTTGTAGGGCCAGTAGGATCTTTCGCTATTTGAGCAGTCATGTCACCACCACTTGGCATACCCTGTGCGGCTGTATTATTAAATGTTCCTTCTTTAGTAGCAGGACCAGCTATAAGTGTTTGAGGACTACCGTCAGGGGCAGTACCATCAAAACCTTGAGGATTAACTACAGGAGATGCTTGTACAGCAGGTGCTGATTCTCCACTACCCCCTGAATTAATACCCCTAATAAAATCATTCTGTGTATATTGTGTTGCTAACATGTCAGGCGTTTTGTTTGGGTCAGCACGATCTGCTGCCTGTCTTTCCATAACAGCCCTTCTTTGAGCTATGTTACCCTCTTCCATAGTTTTTTTATCTGCTTGTCTTTGCGATGCTGCTTTTGCTGTCTTTGCTGTCAGGTCTTTATATTCCTGTGTACCAAATTTAGGTCCACCAAACAATCCTCCAAAAACAGCATTAACACGTTTACCCTCAACCATCTGCCTAGCTGCCATAGTGTATTTGCCCATCTTGGCTGCTGCTGCAGGGCTAGCTGCAAGAAACTTATTTATGGAATCTCTATCCATTGCCCCTGTGTAGCCCAGTGATGGGAGTATCTTCTTTTCCATTGACTCATTAGTGAATCCTGCGAATTTATTAGCCATATCTTATTTCCCTATTTGCATCCAAAGTGATGCGGCAATGAATGTTATTACTGCTACTGTTGACATCTTAACCATAGTTGACCACACACCTTTACGTGTATCACGCCATGCTTCTAGTAAGTTACGCATTTCTGTTATGTCTTTACGAGCATCGTCATCATGCAGTCCTACTTCACGCAATGCCATCTTAGCACCACGCTTTGCTGCGCGATCTAGCATGGCTTCTAATTCTTCTGGTGTAATATTAGACATAACCAGACATATCCTCGTTTGTTATAGGTATTGCTTTTTCCTTATCATAATAGTTATTTACCTCTAACCATCTAGCATAAGAAGTTTTAATATTACTAACTATAATACCAGCTTCAGCGCGTGATAAGTTTGTATGATTGTCACCATCATGTACTGCATACACATTATATCTTGTGTCAGAATCATCTAAAGATAAAATTTGTGTATCATTTAATGCGTCACCATACTCATGGGCAACAATAGTTTCGCCATCAATAACTAATGTTGTTTGTTTTATAGAAGGTTTAACAACACACCATTTTGTTGGAAGAGTATCTAATTCTACTTTTATTTTTGAGGCAGCATTAGCAACCTCTGTTTCTGTTTCGTAATATTTTTGTGCATAAAGAAATTTAGTCATTATGTTGATCCGTAAATTGTACCATTATTTACAAGTGTTCTTGATGTTCCTGTTATAGCTGCTCCACCTGAACCAAGAAAGTATCCACCTTGACCAGCCCCACCAGATGCTCCCCATCCACCGCCACCGCCACTAACATTAGTTACACCACCACCAACACCATTACCTGCTGCTCCTGCAGATCCACCGTTTGCAGTTGTTCCGCTTAGTCCATTACCACCGCCAACTCCTGGAAGGATTTTGCCGCCACCTCCACCGCCAACGCCCCCATTGTTGTTTGCATAATTCAAGATGCTATCACCGCCACCGCCAGCGCCTCCACCTAGACCACCCACTGCGTCAGAACCATTACCAGTACCATTGCCCCCAGTTCCATTTACATTTCCTGCAGAACCACCACCAACACCAGTTGCGCCACCACGACCACCTAGACCGCCCCCAGCACCGCCACCTCCTCCTGCGTTTACGTAGTGAGCAGATCCGTGAGTTCCTGAGTTATCATAGCCAACAGCACCACCACCACCGCCACCTGCAATAAAGCCAGAACTTTGATTTATTATTGTAACACCGCTTGAAGTTACATTAATAGCTGTTTCACCATTGCCCCCACTAGAAGGATTCATAAAAGAGGGGTATCCATACGATCCACCCTTACCACCTTTTCCAATTATACGACCTTCATTAATTATAGTACATGGTATATCTATTATTAAAGCGTTGCCACTACTACCACCTTGTATATATGTATCGGACGGTATTCTAAGAGTCATACCTGAACTAAAGCCAGAAATAGAAGAAACAGTTATATTTGCTTGGTATTTATATCCATTCTGTGGACCAAAAGCTGCAGCAAAAACAAGTTCGTTAGCCTTACCATGAAAGTTTGACAACGATATAGCACCAGAAGATACTCCTGCCAAAGATCTCATATCAGAGTCATTCATTGAAACTGCAGAGCCACTTGAAGCTCCTAATTCTATGTGACATTGGTTTAGTGATATAGTACCACTAGCTGGTAGTGCCATTATCTACTCTCATTGTATGTTTTGTTAGGGTCTAGTGTTTTACTAAGCTTGCCGTAAACACTATTAAATTCTGGGTTAGATGTACTGAGTTTGAATCTTTCATTTAACTCACAACGAGCATCCCATAGAGGTTGAAAACTAGCTTGTACCATAGGGTTTTTAGAACCTACAACAGCAGTCTCATTATTGTGGTATCTTTCATAGACTAAATCCCATTGCCACTCTACCCAGTTCATAGGAATCAAATCACCATGCATAGTAAAGAATAGTAGGTTAGCGTCACGTTCTCTATTTTGTGCTTGAACTATTTCTGTGTAACCTATATTACCATGTGGGTTTCTTACGTCATAGATAGCTTCATCGTTGTTATTAATTGTAGGAATTATCTTTAAACCTCTAGGGATAGGTCTGCCAAAAGAATCATACTGTTGTAAGTTCTCTCGCTTAACCTTTTCGATATCCCATTCCATTACTTATTATCCTCTAGTGAATATAGTAAGCTGCTGTACCTGCTGCATTCCCACCAATAAACTTCAGCGTTAGACTTGAAGGATATAAGCTAGATGGCTTGTCTCCTGGGTCAAGATAACATCCCCAAAGTTTAGTTCCGTAGGAGTTACTAGCCCAATTAGCACCAATACCACTACCTGGGAAGTTGTTTTCAAAACGTGCATAACCATTGTAGTTATGGTCTGCTGTACATCTGTGAGCTGTGTTTGTGTTTGAATAATGACAAAACAACCTAATGCCCAAGCCAGTATCAACATGTGTAGTAAAGCCCCCACCTGGAAGATTCGTGATGTTAAAACTACCAGATGGTTTACCTGTTCCACCATCAGAAAAACCCCAACCACCAATGTCATACAAATAGCGTTGTCCACCATAAGTGACATCGACTATGTTAGCGGCATTCTTAACATAATAAGTTGTGTGCGTATGGGTATGTCCACCATAATCGGTAAGGGCTGCTCTTGAAGTGTGTGTGCCATACGTAGTTCCAGAAGTGCCAATGTAGTTATTAAGGTTACTTATATGATTTCCTGTGTAGGACTGCCAAAGTATTTCAGAACCTGATGCTGAACCAAAGGAAGTAATTGTAGTTGTAGGATCTGCACTAGCACCGTACCATTCATTAAACGACATACTAGCTCCCGAAGATTTTCCTAACAAGTCACGAATATCTGCGTCATTAAGGCTACAAGTAGTGCCTGAACTACCACCTGCTTCTATGTGAATTTCGTTTAAGCTTAATGAAGACGGACTAGTTGGCAGAGTCATTCTTTAGACTTTCAACTTCAGCTTTTAATTCTTTTACAGCTTCAATTAATACACCTACTAAGTTACCGTATGCTACAGATAGATACTCACCCTCTTCCACAACCTCTGACATAACTTGTTGCATCTCTTGAGCTATAACACCTGTGCCACGATGTCCGTCTTTGTCATACATAACACCACGCATCTGTGATACTTTGTCTAGCGCACCTTCAATAGTTTCTACGTTTTCTTTTAGTCTTTCATCTGAGTAAGCTGTGACGTTACCTGATGCGGTAAAGTTTCCAGTGAAGGAGCCTGACATAGCAAAAGTTGTTCCTGATAGTGATAGACCATTACCAGCACCGTATGTTGTATTAGTATCCGTTGGAACAGCCCATGTAAATGTACCATCCCCATCTGAACGTAAGAACTGTGTATTAGAACCATTTCCACTAACATTAAGTTCACTAGCACCCACAGCATTAGCTGCTATCTCGCTTGCCCCAACTGCATCAGCTGCTATTTGAGATGCAGTTACTGAATTTGCAGATAGTGGTATAGATGCGGCCCCTGACACATTTAAATCTCCTGTTAGTGTCAAATCCCCTTGGATGAAAGCATTTTTAAATTTTAATGCACTTGTACCTAAGTCTACAGTATTATTAGTTTTAGGTCTAAGTACAGATGCTGTCACAACTATATCCTGCGATGGCCCTATCTTTTCAATAGGAGCGCCCTCTGCTGCAGTACCATCATGGGTATGACCAGTACTAGCGTTGAATGCTGATTGTACCTGATTGTACTCATCGTTAAAATCATCAGCGTCAATAACACTTCCTGTAGTAATATTACCTGCTGCCTGTCTTGTATAACCTGCCATTGTTACTGCCTATCATTTTGTCTGTACTCAAGAACTGCTGTGTCAAGAGTGAAGGTTGGATTTATTGAGTTATCTGTAATACGCATTGAGAATGTCTTAAAAGAACCAATAACATTTTCTTTATATATCTGATCTAGTACACCACCATAAGTAACACTTGAACTACCATATACTGAAGAAGATGAACCAAATAAACTTATACTACCTGAACTAGTTGAAGTAACTGGTATAACTGCTGGTTGAACAATTCCTGGATCATTTGCAGAGTCAAAGTCTAATTTAATACTAAGTGATAAATTCATTGTTCCTGTAGGTTGTGCATAGAGTGTTAACTTATACATTGTTTTACGTAGCTGCGGATCTGTAATAGGCATAAAGGGTGACTCGTATATAGACTCAATAGAAGCGCCATCAAAAGAAGTACCTGAGTCCATAACATAACAGAAACCATCATCATTACCAAACATAATAGTTTCTTGTGCGCCTGAGTATGTACTATCTGCTACGTTTACTTTTAGTCCTTTTGTTGTTGACCATGCTATACCGCTACCACCTTGAGCAATAAATTTAGTAGCTATTAATCCTGTTGCACTTGCTGACTGTACAGTAGGCACATAAGCAAACAATCTATATTGTGATTTACCTCTAACCAAAACAGAACAAAATGTGTCTGTTTGTGCTATAAACTCATTAGCGTCTTTATATATTGGATCAGATGCAATGTCAAGAGCGAAGTCACCAATACGATCAGTAGCACTGAGTAAACGTATGCCATCAGGGGATAGGTATGCTACGTCACCACCAAATTCCTGTATACTATCTGGGTTGATACAACCTATTCTATCTGTGATAGGTTCTAGTTTAAAGTCAGATGAAGTATTACCTACTAGCTTCTTGATTGTGTCTGTAGTAAAGATGATAAGCTGTTCACGAAAGCCTATCATACCTGTTATATTAAAACCTACATTTATTGTACCAGCACCATTACTTGTAGCAAAATCATCTACTGTGTTGGGTGCTGTAAAGAATATTTTACTACCCTTGGAGTAAAAAGCATGGTTCTTAAATACTGCTACAATTTCTGCGCCCTGTATGTCTGAACTGTTTGCACCTGATAAATTTACTGTAGTATTACCACTAGCATTATATATCATAGGAAAGCTTTTACCGTCAACAAATATAGTTTTATCTTCTTGGGTAAAGTTAAAAGAAGCGTATCTTACTTTATTTGTATTTGTAGATGTACTCGTTCCTACTTGAGGCCAAGATAAAACATCACCACTTTGTACACTGCCTGTACCATGAAAATACACAGTCTTGTCAACTTGACTAGAAGAAAACGTACCAAAAGTAAGGACAGTATTATTAGCAATACTTTTAGCAGAGGCTAGTGTAATGTTGTTTTGGCTTGTTACTGCAGCTACTTTTACATCACCAGATATACCTGCACCTGTGACAAACATACCAACTTTTATGTTAGTAATAAAACTAAGTACAGCATTGTCAGCTAAAGATACTACTCTGTCGAGGATAATATTATTTTGGTTTGTTACTGTTTGTACAGTTACGACACCACTAATACCAGCACCAGTTACTTTCATACCTCTAGTAATAGTACCAAAAGGTGCGCCAGTACCAGCAACACTTATGGTTGTTATTGGGCCTTTGTTTACAGCAGTACCTGCAATAGCTGCAGTTGCTACAGTACCAGTTACCACAGGCGTACCTGAAATTGTAGCTCCTGTTATAACACCACTCCCATCTACTGAAGCTATTGTTATAGTTGCATCATTAGCTGTGGTAGCACCTCCTAATTGTGTACCAACTACTTTAAGTGTTTGACCAGCTACATAGCCTGATCCTCCAGCAGTAACAGCCACAGTATAAGCAGCAGAAGCTGAACTTGCAGTAGCTATAGTATTTCCCATAGCGTTGCCGTGTACAGTACAGTAGTATAATGCTGGCATAGTTCCAGAACTAGGAACTGCATAAGTTACTGTTGCTCCTGCTTGTCCTGCTGTTCCGTTTGCAGTTATTCCTGCAGTTAAGGTATTACCACCAGCATCTTTAAACCTAAATGGGTGTCCACTGTTACTGCTATGACTCACATCAAAAGTGTAAGTAGTGCCTTGAACAAGTGTTAACGTTGGGTTTGTTACACCATTAAGTGCATACTTATTACCACCACTATTAACAACAGTTACAGCAAACTGAGTAACTGCATCAGATCTGGAAACATTAAATGTAGCACTACTACCAGAACCACCATACGCAGACTGAGTTGGGTTAGTATAAGTTTTAGGAACATTGTTTACACTGTTTACTGTAATGGTTGCATTGTTGGCAGAGGTAGCACCACCTAAGTTTGCACCAACTACAGTAACAGTATCTCCAACTTTGTAGCCTCCTGAACCTGCATTGACAATAGCC